GCGATATTTTACAATCACAAATTCAAAACACACAATTTCCGTTTTCACGAACTTGGGATATGTTAAATACATACATGCGAGATCATGTTAATCTTGAATATGATTTTCAATTAATTAACAAAGAAACGTGGGGAAATATTTATAAACCCAGCGAAACTACAATTCCATTATTAAATATTGATCCGGTAGATCTACGTAACTCACCAGACTTTACATTATTATATGGTGTTAAAGTCAAAGATTGTAATGTTCGAATACATTATGAAGACAATAGACGTAAAGGTAGATCTTGGGATATACCTCTAACTAATAATAAATTTATAATGTTTCCATCAACAAATATGTATTACTTAACCAATAATCAAAAGGATAGTTTAAATTTTGTACAAACTATAACGTATGAATTTATCTAATTATTATTATTATTTTCCAAGTGTTCTTACACCTAAATTCTGTGATGAAGTTATTAAATATGCTAATGCACAAAAAGAAACAATGGCAATTACTGGTGGCTATGGAAGAGAAAGAGATTTAGATAAAAAACCATTAAACAAAGAAGAAGTAAAAGATTTAAAAAGAAAAAGAAACTCTGATTTAGTTTGGTTAAATGATACTTGGATATATAAAGAATTACATCCATACGTTCACGAAGCAAATAGAGATGCTGGTTGGAATTTTGATTGGGACAGATCTGAATCATGTCAGTTTACAAAATATAAATTAAACCAATATTATGATTGGCATTGTGATAGTTGGGATAAACCATATCAACGAGACGATGTTAATGATCCAGAACACGGAAAAATTAGAAAACTATCTATGACTTGTCAATTAACAGATGGTTCAGAATACAAAGGTGGTGAATTAGAATTTGATTTTAGAAACTATGATCCACATATGCGAGATGAATCGAAGCATAAAATACAATGTAAAGAGATATTACCAAAAGGTTCTATCATTGTATTTCCTTCATTTGTATGGCATAGAGTTAAACCAGTAACCGCTGGCACAAGA